CCGTCCGCATACGCCTCGGGAGCCATTGCTAAATGCCGGAAGAAAAAGGCTGGTAAGTAATGCGTAAGAAGATACGCAAGACAGAGAAAGGTGCTTCGTTAAAGCGGTGGTTCAAAGAGGACTGGAAAGACGTTAGCACTGGTAAGGCTTGTGGTCGAAAGAAAGGGGACGGGCGTGGCACTCCATACTGCCGTCCTAGCAAACGGGTATCTGAGAAGACTCCTAAGACCTCTGGCGAGATGTCTAGCGCCGAGAAGAAAAAGAAGGTAGCTGAGAAGAAGAGCCTCGGCCAACCAGCGGGTAAACCTAGGCGTGTATCCGCTACTAAGAGGAGAAAAAAGTAATGGGTATGGGTGTTAAGCACTACTTAAAAGACGGTAAAGAGTATAAGGGCGGGCTACACAAACACCCCGATGGAACTCTTATGACTGGAAAAAGTATGTCTAAAACATCTAAAAAATTGTTCCACTATGGCAAGCTCTCTAGCAAAGCCAAAGTCAAAGCTAAATCAGGGTGGGGTAAATAATGGCTACATCAGGCACTACAGCATTTAACATGGACTTCACCGAGATCGCTGAAGAGGCGTTTGAACGTGCGGGACGTGAGATGCGTTCTGGCTATGATCTTCGCACTGCGAGACGATCTATGAACCTGCTTACTATTGAGTGGCAGAACCGTGGCATTAACATGTGGACTATAGACAGCGGCACTATAAACCTAGTCAAAGGGCAGACGCAATATGATCTCCCCGCAGATACTATAGACCTATTAGAACAACAGATACGCACGGGTAGTGGCAACGCGGCAACTCAATCTGATCTCACCCTAAGTCGTATTAGTGTGAGTACTTACGCGTCTATCCCTAACAAGTTAACACAAGGTAGACCTATACAAATGTATATTGAGCGTTTACGCGACGCTCCTAAAGTTAACTTATGGCCTATACCTGACAATAACGATTATGTTTTATACTACTGGCGTATGCGTAGAATCGAAGATGCGGGTAGTGGTATACAGACTTCAGATATGAACTTTAGGTTTTTTCCTTGTCTGGTGGCGGGATTAGCTTATTATATAGCTATGAAACTGCCTGAAATGATTGACCGAGTGCCTTTGTTAAAAGCTGTGTACGACGAGCAGTTTGAGATGGCCGCAGGAGAAGATAGGGAGAAGACCTCGGCTAGGTTTGTACCTCGTATAGGGTATGTATAACTATGGGCACTCAGTTTGCTTCCAGTAACAAAGCCATTGCTCTATGTGATGTGTGTGGATTCCAGTACAAACTAAGAGAGTTGAAGAGCCTCATAGTTAAGAATAGAGACACTAACATAAAAGCGTGTCCTGAGTGTTGGAATGAAGACCAACCACAGAACAGATTAGGGGAATTTCCAGTACACGATCCCCAAGCATTACGTGATCCGCGTCCTGATACTAGTTTAGGTGAGTCAGGAGATCACAGCAGTAGAGATACCCAGTGGGGTTGGAACCCAGTAGGCGGAGGGTTTGATCCCTATAATTTAACTCCCAACGCGCTAACAATAGCTGGTAATATAGGGCAAGTTACAGTAATAACTTAATAGGAACGAGATAATGAAAGAAGTAAAAGTAATTAAAGCCAAAGGCGTGCAGTCCTACTCTAGCGGCTGTAAGCCCTGTATGAAGGACGTTAAGACTTCTGGCATTAAAGTGCGCGGCACTGGCGCGGCGATTAAAGGTACTATGGCTCGCGGCCCAATGGCGTAAACTATGAATTACACAGAACTGAAAGCTAATATCCAAGACATTTGTGAGAACACATTCACAGATGACCAGCTTGCTATGTTTACGCAACAGGCAGAGCAAAAGATATATAACTCAGTTCAGATACCCGCGCTACGTAAGAATGTTACGGGTACGCTATCTAACGGTAATCAGTATCTAGGTATGCCTTCCGACTTTTTGTGGTCATATTCTTTGGCGGTTATAGACGGCAGCGGCAACTATACGTTCCTTCTGAACAAAGACGTTAATTTTATACGCGAAGCCTATCCTAATAACTCAGGCACTGGGTTACCAAAACATTACGCGTACTTTGATGACGACTCGTTCATGCTTGGGCCTACCCCTGATGCGGCGTATAGTATGGAACTTCACTACGGGTATTACCCTCAGACTATAGTTACCGCAGGGACTACGTGGCTGGGAGATGAATTTGACTCCGCACTGTTAAACGGTGCGCTAGTAGAAGCAATACGATTTATGAAAGGCGAACCAGATATTGTATCTAATTACGAGAAAATGTTTGGGTTGTCTATAGGGTTATTAAAGAATCTTGGTGACGGTAAGCTACGTGAAGATACATATCGTTCTGGACAATTCAGAACACCAGTTAGTTGAGGAACTAAAAAATGGCTATAACACAAGCAATGTGTACTTCTTTTAAAATCGCTCTGTTAGACGGAGAGATGGATTTTAGTAGTGACACATCACAGACTTTTAAAATCGCGTTGTACACGTCTAGCGTAACTCTAAGTGCCGCTACTACTGCGTACGCTACCACTAACGAAGTGTCAGGTACAAACTATATTGCGGGAGGAAATACACTTACTATTTCCGCTAACCCTGCCTCGTCTGGTACCACTGCATTCTTAGACTTTGCAGACACTACATGGACTGATGCTACCATCACTGCTCGCGGCGCTCTTATTTATAAAGTGGGTGGTACAAACCCTGCGGTTGCAGTATTAGACTTCGGAGGGGATAAAACCTCTACCGCTGGCGACTTTACTGTGCAGTTCCCCGCAGCAGATGCTACAAACGCTATTATACGTATCGCTACTCCATAAGGTAGTTATATGCCGTCTTCTGTTGAATACGTAGGCTGGGGTGCCGGTGCTTGGGGCCAAACGGCTTGGGGTACCGACCTAACTATAGTATCGGTTGACGGCGTTGCCGCAGAAGGATCGGTAAACTCTGTAACGGTCGATGCGGCAGCAAACCTATCCGTAACGGGCGTAGAAGCTGTTGGGGGTATCGGTACAGCTACGATTGACGCTGAATCAGATGTTATGGTTACCAGCGTTGCCGGAGCTGCTGCTTTAGGTACCGTTACAGTAGATGCAGAAGCAGATGTAGCAGTAACTGGCGTAGTAGCTGACGGGGCTGTAGGTACACTAACTGCAACGGGCATAGCAAACCTAGCAGTAACAGGCGTAGAAGCTGATGGGGTTGTAGGGACAGCTACAGTAGACGCAGAAGCAAACACTACCGTAACAGGGGTAGTAGCTGAAGGAGCTGTAGGTACACTAACCGTAGACGCTGAAGCGGATGTATCTGTAACAGGCGTAGCCGCAGAAGCAGTGTTAGGTACTGTTGCCATCGGAGTAGGTGTAACCATACCTGTTACTGGGTTAAAGGCAGAGGCCGAACTAGGTACGGTAGTAACTACCGCTGACGCAGACATTTCCGTAATTGGACTATATGCGGTAGTATATGTAGGACAAGTATTAGTATGGGGTAAAGTTGATGACAACCAAGACCCCAACTGGCAGAACATAGACGATAGTCAGACTCCAACATGGGGTGGGGTATCGAACACACAAGACCCCAACTGGCAGAACATAGACGATAGTCAGACTCTAACGTGGGGTGGGGTATCGAACACACAAGACCCGAATTGGGAAAATATAGCCGCATGAGGTTGAACAGATGACAACGCAATATACTCCGATCCTAAAACTCGCACTCCCCGTGCAGGGCGAACTTAGTGGTACATGGGGAGATGTAGTAAACGATAACATAACCTCCATGATCGAGCAGGCTATTGCCGGACGCTCAGTCGTAAACACTTGGGCTGCTAACTCCCACGTTCTGACTACCGCCAATGGTACTGCCGCTGAATCTCGTGCAGCCATGTTGTCTTTGACCGACACAGGTACGGCATTAACCGGAGCAGGTAGCGTAGTCTGTCCGGCTCTAAGCAAAACGTACATCGTTAAAAACGGCACGGCTCAAGTAATTACCGTCAAGACAGCCTCTGGCTCTGGTATTGCAGTCCCCGTAGGCAAAACAATGCTTGTGTACTGCGACGGTACCAACGTACTAGAAGGCGTAGATCATGTAGTCACGCTCTCTGCGGGCACTCTTACTATCACCGGCCTTACTACTTTTGCCTCCCTAAAAGGTGCTGACGCAACAACAGTTACAGGCATTCTTGACGAAGATAACATGGCGTCGGACAGTGCTACTAAACTTGTTACTCAACAGTCTGTAAAGGCGTACGTTGACAGTCAAGTAGGCGCTAATAACGAACTATCAGAAGTCCTCGCCAACGGCAACACCACCGGATCAAACGATATTGATGTAGACGCCGCTCAAAAAGTTCAATTCCGTGACGCTTCTATATACATTAACTCTAGTGCTGACGGGCAACTTGATATTGTTGCGGATACAGAAATTCAAATCGCCACTGCAACTGTAGACCTTAACGGTAACCTAGATGTTTCTGGTACAGCACTTGTTACTGGAACCTTAGACGTTGATGGCGCTACTCAACTCGACTCCACTCTTACTGTAGGCGTTAACGATACAGGGCATGATGTTAAGTTCTTTGGCGCTTCCTCTGGGTCTTACATGCTCTGGGACGAGTCAGAAGATGACTTGATCTTGGGGGGCGCAGCAGGTCTTAATGTTGTAGGTACGGCTACCTTCACTACTGAAATCACAGCCAATGGCGGCATTGCCTTACCAGACAACGGCAAAGCTACGTTTGGTGCTAGTGATGACTTACAGATTTACCATGATGGGTCTAATAGTTATATTAAAGACGCAGGCACGGGCGACTTAATTTTAAACGTAAACAACTTCAGGCTGAAAAACGCAGCAGACAGCGAGATATACTTATATGCTCAAGATGGCGGGGGTGTAAATTTATACCACACTGGAAACGCTATCAAACTAGCCACCACCTCCACAGGCATAGACGTAACAGGCACAGTCACGGCTACTACGCTTAATACTGCTTTTTTTAGACGGCAATACTAATATTATTTTAACGGTAGATGCTGACAATGACCAAACGGGTAAAAGTTTTCTTATTCGTGACGGTTCTGGTAAGTCGTTATTTAAAGCTGAACAGGGCGGAGACATCTCATTCTACGAAGACACGGGCACTACCGCAAAGTTCTTCTGGGATGCTTCTGCGGAGTCGCTAGGTATTGGTACGAGTAGTCCTGCTAATCCTCTTACAGTTTCAGGCTCTGCTGGAACTATTGCATCGTTTAGTAATGGGGTTGACGCTGACCTTCTTTTGAAAGCGCAATCAGGCGTCACAACCTTAACACCATCAACAGGCATACTAGCATTCGGCACTAGTAGCACAGAACGTATGCGCATCCTAGCAGACGGCTCCGTTGCCCAAGGCAATACCGTTGCACGTACAGCAAGTCAGTACAGCAACCAAGGTGGTGCAAGTTGGTATCACCCAGACCAACACTTTGAAATATCTACAACAAGCAATGTGCCAGCCCTAGAGGTAGGCAAGAACAATGCTAA